CGTCTTGCGGGTTTGGGTTGCCGGCGGGCATTGCGAGCACGAGCCATGGAAAGAGAGAAAAGAGTGGGTATAGCCAAAGGGAAGAGGGTGAAAAGAATTGTGGCGGTTGGCCTAGTCCAACCGCCAAAGGCGGGACAGTTTATCGACATGTCCGGGTCACTCGTCGTCTCTCACGACTTCCTCCTGCGCGGCGGCCTTCTGGCACGCCTAGGCCGGTCTGGAGGGACTCCATTGATCACTACATCCGCGGGGTGCTCCGGGACGTTGATTTCACAACAGAGTGGTGCATTTTGCACGAAGTCGGACAAGGAACAACAGCCGGTCATGAACAAATCGAATCTTGCACGGTCAAACGTCGGAAGAACGGACTGCACGTATGCATCCATCCATTCCTCGCGCTCATTAGGATAAGCGCCGTCTGATCGGATTCTGCCATTGTCCATGGCCCACCAGCCCACCAGCTCATTCCAATTCTTTGGAGTGGGCATGTTATCTGGGGCAAGTCGGAATACTGTGGAGCAGATCGCGCCAAGTATCGGGGTGTTGGAGTCATTGACAGCTAGTGACAGAGTTTTGAAGTATAACTTCAGCTCTGGGGTCCACGGGGCTGCAAGAGAGACGGTGGTGTGGAATTTGGACAGTGCCCTTGGTATGTCGGTCACTGAATTAAGTGAGCCGTACCATACCCCAGGTCCGTAGACACGCGCAAGGAACTCAACACCGAACTGTCCCCTAAGGACTGGCTCGATCTCAAGGCCCAAGCCCAGATCACGCGCTGCCTGAACGTAAAGCTGTTCAGGCACATCAGCAGTAAGACCATCGTCCCCACCGTAAAGGCCTAATCTCTTGTAGGCTTCTTTTGGAGTGAGGAACGATCCACTCAGGCGAGTTCTCCTGAGTGCGACGTACGCGCAAAACGCATTGTCGATCGAATTGAAGAGTGCGGTTTCTGGGGATCCTGAGAGACGTGCAAACATGCTGTCATATGCCTCACCGAAGGTGGTGTAGCATCGACAGCCGTACTGCGTTCTCTGAAGCTCCGCAAGTTCAGTCAGGTACTCTGGCTGAAATGCGGCCATCAGGATGACACGTTCAAGC